TCCGTCGCGAGGCCAATGCGCTCAAGGCGGCGAGGACGGGATCAGCAGTACCCAAGGCACACCAACACGACAGCAGGGTGCAAGCATGAGCGACGACAGCCAGAACAAGTGCGAGCCGGCCTACAGCATGATCCGCAGGCTCGGCGGGCCTAGCGAGGTGGCCCGCGCCATCCAGCAGCACGCCATCGGCCCGGAAGGCGACCGCCGCACCCGCGCCCTCAACCCGTCCACCGTCTGCCGGTGGTCTGCCAGCGTCACCGATGGCGGGACCGGTGGGGTCATCCCGATCAAATACTGGCCCGCCCTCGTGAAGATCGCCCGGGCCAAGGGCCACGAGATCACCATCGCCGACCTGTCCGAGCGCATCGCCCAGGCCATGGCCGGCGTCACCGAGGGGACCACCTCATGAGCGGGTTCAGCATCGACGTCCGTGCCGACGTGAACAGGCTGCTGCGCCAGAACGCTGGGCTGCATGAGAAGATCCTCAAGGCATCCGCCCGAGCCGTGAACGCTGCCGCTGCAGACGTCCGCACGACCGCCATCGACGAGATTGCCCAGCGGAACAAGGGCTTCACCAAGGCCACCGTGCGGGGCTATGTCACGGTCAAGAAGGCCAAGTTCACCGCCCGGTCCTTCAAGGCCGATGGCATGGTCAGGAAGAACTACGGCGGCATCACCGCCAAGGTCATCGCCGCGGGCAAGGCCCCCAACCTGATCTACTTCGTGCCCCCCGCAGCCCGCTCACCAGCCGCATGGCGACACGGCGCAGGCGTGGCCGCTCACGCTGCAGGCCGTACGCGGGTCTACAACGGCTCCTTCATCGTGAAGGCCCGCAACGGGAAGATGGTCGTCGTCTCCCGCTCGCAACTGGCCAAGAGCCAGAAGCAGTCGATGCGCTTCAAGGCAGGGGACGGCAAGTGGCAGTGGAAGCCCAAGTGGTCCAAGGGTCTCTATGGCCCCCCGCTGTCAGCACTGGCCGGCAACCATGACACCTTCGACGCCATGCAGGCCGAGGCCGTCAGGGTGTGGCCGGGCTATTGGAGGCGCGAGGTGGAGCGCGTGATGCGGGAGGCGGGAGCATGACAAGCAAAACATGGGCGTCAGCGGAAGCGGCCGATCTTGAGGGCAGATGGTATTGGGTGACCGATGGGGCCAGCGTGTGGCCAGCCATGCGAGACAGTCAGGCGGCGGGCGGCTGGACCAACCAAGACACATGGGAGGACTTCGACGGAAGGGTGACTGCGTGCCGACTGATCGAAGAGCCGCCGGCAATCGGCACAGTGGCGCTGGAGGCGGGGCAGTGATGCAGACCATCAAGCACATGCGCCCGAGGTATTACGGGTACAGGGCTGGCGCCTACTCAAACGTCAGGGCATGCCGAGGATGTGGCGCGCTGTCCCTGGTGGAAGACGAGCCACTGAGCAAGCCATGCAGTCACTGCGGATGGCGGGCCACGCCAAACGACGTCTACGCCATGCGCTGGGTATCCACTGCCGTCTGGTGGAACCCGGCAACGTGGCTGCGGGGCGAGTGGAGGGCGCCGGAATGACCGTGTGGCACACTCACCGTACAGGTGTGCGGGTCCTCTCAGCGCATTTCTACTGTGCGGGGCCAAGGTCACGGCCTTTTTCTACGTACAGGTGTTCGGTGAGTTGTCCACTCCGGGGGCTCTGACTTGAGGGTAAACCGAGCAGGCTTGGCCGACGTCCTCGGCCGGTCGGAAAACACCATCACGAACTGGCTATCCGAGGGCATGCCCCGGGTGTCGGCCGGGGTGGTGCGCGGCAAGTCAGACGAGTACGACACGGCCGAGGTCATCCGCTGGCTGGTGGCGCGAGAGTCTGGCAGCAACGCCATCGGAGAGGACGGCGAGGTCATTAGCTTCGAGGCCGAGCGTGCCCGCCTCACGAAAGAGCAGGCCGACAAGGTCGCCATGGACAACGCGGTGAAGCGCGGCGACCTGATGTCGGTGACCGAAGTCGCCAAGCATTGGGCCGGCCTCGTGGTGAACGCGAAGACCCGCCTGCTGTCGATCCCGACCAAGGCCGCGCCGCTGGTGATCGGTGCGCGGTCCCTTCCTGTCGCTCGAGAGATCATCGAGCGCTTTGTCGTCGAGGCCCTGAATGAGCTCGTATCAGCAGACTTCCATCCTGATGGAGGCGGTGCGCCAGGCGTGGAAGCCGCCGCCGAAGTTGACGGTCAGCCAGTGGGCGGACCTGCACCGAAAGTTAAGCCCCGAGGCAAGCGCCGAGCCCGGGCAGTGGGCGACTGATCGGGCGCCGTTCCAGCGCGGGCTGATGGATGCGGTGAACGATCCGGCCATCACCGAGGTATGGGTGATGAAGTCCGCGCAGATCGGGTGGACCGAGGTGCTGAACAACATCGTCGGGTTCTTCATCGACCAAGACCCGGCGCCGATGCTGCTGATCCAGCCGACGCTCGAGATGGGTCACGCATGGTCGAAGGACCGTCTGGCCCCGATGCTGCGCGACTCGCCGCGGCTGCGTGACAAGGTGGCCGACCCGAAGTCAAAGGACAGCGGGAACACCATCCTGCACAAGACGTTCATGGGCGGGCACCTGACGATTGCCGGCGCGAACTCTGCCGCCGGGCTGGCATCGCGCCCGATCCGCATCGTGCTGTGCGACGAGGTCGACCGCTACCCGGTGTCGGCCGGCGCGGAGGGCGACCCGGTGTCGCTGGCCCGCAAGCGCACGACGACGTTCTGGAATCGCAAGCTGCTGGCCGGCTCGACCCCGACGATCAAGGGGCACTCCCGCATCGAGGCCGGATTCAACCAGGGCGACCAGCGCCGCTACTTCGTTCCGTGCCCGCACTGCGAGGCGATGCAGGTGCTGCGGTGGGCGAACGTCACGTGGCCGGACGGCCAGCCCGAGGAGGCGTGGTATGCCTGCGACTCGTGCGGGGCGGCGATCACCGACACCGACAAGCCGTGGATGCTGGCTCGCGGAGAGTGGCGCGCGACCGCGACACCGCAAAAGACCGGCGTGGCATCGTTCCACATCAACGAGCTCTACTCGCCCTGGGTGCCGTTCGGCCAGATGGCCGCCGCATTCTACGAAGCCAGGCACCTGCCGGACACGCTGCGCACGTGGGTGAACACGTCGCTCGGCGAGCCCGACGAGTTGAAGGGCGACACCGTTGACGAGGCCGGCCTGATGCAGCGGCGCGAGCACTACCCGGCCGAGGTTCCCGCCGGCGTTGTGCTGCTGACCTGCGGGGTGGACGTACAGGACAACCGCCTCGAGTTGGAGGTGGTCGGTCACGGCGAGGGGCAGGAGACGTGGTCGATTGCCTACAAGGTCATCGAGGGCGACCCCGGCCAGCACCCGTCGCACTCGCCGCTGTGGCAGCAGCTGGACCAGTACCTGACGCAGGACTTCGAGCATGAGCTCGGGTTCTCGATGCGGATCTCCGCGACCTGCATCGACACAGGCGGCCACAAGACCGACATGGTCTACGCCTTCTGCAAGCAGCGGTACGCCAGGCGCGTGTTCGCCATCAAAGGCGTGGGCGGGCAGGGCCGTCCGATTGTGAGCAAGCCGACGCGCAACAACGCGGCTGGTGTGCGCCTGTTTGCCATCGGCGTGGACACCGCGAAGGAGCGCATCTACTCGCGATTGAAGATCACCGAACCGGGGGCCGGCTACTGTCATTTTCCGGCGGAACGGGATGATGCGTTTTTCGCAATGCTGACCGCCGAGAAACTGGTCACCCGATACTACAAGGGGCAGCAGATCAGGAAGTGGGAGCCGAAGAACCCGCACCAGCGGAACGAGGCCCTCGACTGTCGCGTGTACGCGATTGCCGCGCTGGAGATTCTCGGCGTTGACCTCGACAAGGCGTCACGCCGGATGCAGAAGCGCGTCGAGGCGCGGCGCGAGTCGTCCGAAGAGGTGAAGCCGGAAGATCCGGCGCCTAGTCCTGTTGCGGCGCAGGCCGTGAAGCGAGCACCGCCGCGCCGCGGTGGGTGGGTTGGAGGCTGGAGGGGATAGATGGGGAACGCATTCGACTCGACGAACTACCCGACCGTCGAGCCGTCGGAGCTGGTGCTCGGTGACCGCTGGCTCTGGAAGCGCGCGGACCTTGCCGTCGACTACCCGACCGCCGACTACTCGCTGGCCTACACCGCTGACAAGCAGGGCGCCGGCTCGACGTCATTCAGCATCAACGCCACCGAGTCCAACGGGGAATACCTCGTCGAGGTGGTCAGCGCGACCACGGCCGGCTACACGGCCGGCACCTACAACTGGCAGGCCAAGATCACGCGCACCAGCGACAGCCAGGTGCTGTCCGTTGCGAAGGGCACGTGGACGGTCATCGCCAGCCTGTCGGCATCGACGGCCGATCCGCGCTCGCACGTGAAAAAGGTCCTCGACGCCATCGAGGCCGTGCTGGAAAGCCGGGCGACGGTTGACCAGATGGCCTACAGCATCCAAGGCCGCAGCCTGTCCCGCACGTCGATCCCAGACCTCCTGATGTTCCGCGACAAATACCGCGCGGAGTACCGGCGCGAACTGGACGCAGAGCGCGTGGCCAATGGTCTCGCCCCGAAGAACAAGTTGCTCGTGAGGTTCAAGTGATGCGCGAATTCCTTGCGCGCCTGGTCAATGAGGCCGACGGCTCCGACGTGGCCGTCCTGTTGGGCGGAATCCTGCTGACGGTGGGGGCGGCGCAAGCCTTCGCGCCGGCCGGCTACATGGTCCCCGGTGCGCTGCTGCTGTGGCTGGGGATGCGTGACTGATGGGCATCTTGAAGCGCCTGCGGCGCCAACCCGAAACAATTGCGGCCCCCTCCAAGCGCTCCGTCGATTACGCCGCCGCGGCGATCTCGCGGCTGACGGCCGGCTTCGCCAGTTACAGCCTGTCGGCGAATCAGGAGATATACCGGAACCTCCGCGTCCTGCGTGCTCGCTCGCGCGAGTTGGCGCGGGATAACGCGCACGCGAAGAAGTTCCTGCAGATGGTCGAGTCGAACGTCATCGGCCCGGACGGCATCATCCTGCAGAACAAGGCTGGCGACTTCGACGCGAAGGGCGCCTTCGTGCTGGACACGGTGGCCAACAACCAGATCGAGCGCGCGTGGCGTGATTGGGGCCGGCGCGGCACCTGCGAGGTCACGGCCCGGATGTCTCTGGCAGCCGTCCAGCGTCTCTACGTGCGCACGATGGCGCGCGACGGCGAGGTGCTGATCCGCCGGATCACCGACCCGAGGCGCAACCGGTACGGCTACACGCTGCAGTTCATCGACGTGGACCGGCTCGACGAGCGGTACAACGACGACCTGCCGAACGGCAACATCATCCGCATGAGCGTGGAGCTCAACCGGGAAGGCCGCGCAGTCGCCTACCACGTCCGCAACCGACACCCGGGCGAACACCTCCCGACCGGTGACATCGGCCTGGGTGAGCGCGAGCGCATCCCGGCGGACCAGATCATCCACGACTTCCTGATGGACCGCCCCGAGCAGATCAGGGGAGTGCCGTGGATGCATGCCGCCATGTTGCGCCTGTCGCACCTCGGCGCATTCGACGAGGCCGCGATCATTGCCGCCCGGATCGGCGCCGCGAAGATGGGCTTCTTCACGGCCGAGGACGGCGACATCAGCGGGATGTCGGACGGTGAGGACGAAGTCGGCAACCTGATGACCGAGGTTGACCCGGGCATGTTCGGCGTCCTGCCGAAGGGTTACGACTTCAAGGCCTTCGACCCGAAGTACCCGGAAGCAAACTACGACGGCTTCACGAAGGCCTGCCTGCGCGGCATCGCGTCCGGCTTCGGCGTCTCGTACAACTCCCTCGCGTCTGACCTTGAGGGCGTGTCCTATTCGTCGATCCGTCAGGGTGTGCTCGACGAGCGCGATGCGTGGAAGACCATCCAGGCTGTCGTCGTCGATGGTCTTATGCAGCCCGTGTTTGCTGACTGGCTGTCGGTCTCGCTGCTGCGCGGCGCGATTGGCACGCTGCCGGCGTCGAAGTTGTCGAAGTTCAAGGCCGACACGTGGCAGCCGCGCCGCTGGCAGTGGGTTGACCCGGCCAACGACATCGTGGCGGCGACCGCTGCGGTGGCGCTCGGCGTGAAGTCTCGCCGGCAGATTGCTGCCGAGCAAGGCGACGACCTCGACGACATCCTGCTCGAGTTGGAGCAGGAGCAGAATCGCATGGAAGAACTCGGCCTGACCGCGTCGTCCGAACCGGCCCCGACGATTGGCAACGAAGCCGAAGAGGACGCACCGGTGGAGAAGGGCGCGCAGGCCGACGTACAGAGTCAGGCGCTCAACGGCGCGCAACTGGCGTCCCTGCAGGCAATCGTTCAGGCGGTTGCTGACGGGACGCTGCCGAAGGACTCGGCGATCCAGTTGGTGATGATTGCCATCCCGACGATCACGCCCGAGCAGGCCGGCAAACTCATCAACCCGGCCGCATCGTTCAAGCCGAAAAAGCCGGAGCCAGAAAAGGCCCAAGCCTGATGCGAAAAACGCAAAGCGACACCGCCGATTGTCGGTGGTGTCATTTGCGGCATGAGCATCGACAAACTCACCCAGACCCGCGAAGCGATCCTTGAGGCCAGCCGCAAGGCGCCGCTTCGTCGTACCGCACTGTTCAAGCGTGAATCCATCGATCAGGAGTCGCGCACGGTGCGCGTGGCGTTCTCCAGCGAAGAGCCGGTCGAGCGCTACTTCGGGATCGAGATTCTCGACCACTCACCAAAATCTGTAGACCTCTCCCGTCTCATGGACGGTGGCCCCGGCCTCGTGGATCACGATCCGCGGGATCACGTGGCGACAATCGAGGAATGCTCCATCGACAGCGACCGGGTAGGTCGCGCAACGCTGCGCTTCGGGAGGAGCGAGCGGGCCGAGGAGATCTTCCAAGACGTCGTCGACGGAATCCGCAAGTGCATCTCGGTCGGCTACCAGATCCATCGAGTTGAGGTCGAGGACCCGGACGCGAAGACGCCGTCCTACCGGGCCACGCTGTGGGAGCCGTACGAGATCAGTTTCGTATCGATTCCCGCAGACACCTCGGTCGGCGTCGGCCGTTCCGAACCCGCCGTTGCGGAATCCGCCGCGCCGGCACCCCTGAATCCCGTTACGAGGAATGCACCCATGTCCGGTGACACCCCCGCTGCAACCCCGGCCGCTCCGGTAGACGTGAGCGCCATCGAAACCCGTGGCGCCAACCAGGCGCTTGCCCGCGTGAACGAACTGCTCGCCATGGGCGACCAGTACGCCGCGCACGGCGGCAAGGACCTCGCGGCGCAGGCCGTCCGCGACGGCAAGGACGTCCGCTGGCTGTCCGACGCCATCATGGCGCGCATGGCCGAGAAGTCCAACGCCAGCCCGGCCGCTCCCGACCTCGGCCTGAACGGCGGCGAGCAGAAGCGCTACAGCCTCGCCCGCGCCCTGAACGCGCTGGCCACCGGCAACTGGAAGGACGCCGGCTTCGAGCGTGAGTGCCACGAGGCCCTCGTGAAGCGCGACGGCGAAGGCAAGAACGGCGGCATCCTCGTCCCGTACGAGATCCAGAAGCGCCAGATGGCCAAGCGCGACATGAACACCGGCGCGAACGGTGGCGGCTACTTGGTCGAGACCGTGAACGATGCCGCGTCGTTCATCGACCTGCTGCGCAACCGCACCGTGGTCGGCGCCCTCGGCGCGACGATGCTGTCCGGCCTCAAGGGCAACATCACGATCCCGAAGCTGACCGCCGCGGGCACGGCCTACTGGCTGGCCAACGAGACGACCGCGATCACCGAAGCGAACCAGACCATCGGCCAGCTGGCGATGTCGCCGAAGAACGTCGGCGCCTACACGGAATACAGCCGGCAGCTGATGCTGCAGTCGAGCCCGGCCATCGACATGCTGATCATGAACGACCTGGCGCGCGTCATCGCCATCGCCATCGATCTGGCAGCCCTCGAAGGCAACGGCTCCGGCGCTCCGGTTGGCATCGCCAACACCTCCGGCATCGGCTCCGTCACCGGCGGCTCGCTGGCCTGGGCTGACATCCTCGAGTTCCAGAGCGATGTCGCTGCTGCCAACGCGCTGGCCGCCAACTGCGCCTACGTGACCACGCCGGCTGTTGCCGCGCTGCTGGCCGAGCGGGTGAAGTTCTCCAGCACCGCCAGCCCGATCTGGGAAGGCAGCCTGCTGGACGGCACGGTGGCCGGCTTCCGCGCTGCTGCGACCAACCAGCTGACCGCCGCGACGATGATCTTCGGCGACTTCTCGCAGGTGGTCATCGGCGAGTGGGGCACGCTGGAGTTGGCGATCAACCCGGTGGCGAACTTCGCCGCGGGCATCGTCGGCGTCCGCGCGTTCCAGACGGTCGACGTGGGCATCCGCTACGCCGGCGCGTTCAGCCGCGCGACCTCCATCACCTGATAAGCACCTCGGTCCGGCCCCCTTCGGGGGGCCGTTTTTTCGGGGAGTGGAGTAGCCATGCTGACCATGCAAAAGCAGCAGAAGGAAGTCACCGTTCGCGTGGTGCGACCCTTCTGCATCGATGGCGAGCCCGTCGCCGCCGACACTGTGATCACGCTCGACTCGGCGTTCGCGTCCGAGTTGATGACGGCGAACAAGGTAGTGGCAACCGACGAGAAGCCGCGCGGCCCGCGCAAGGCCGACAAGCCTGCGAAAGCCGACAAGCCCGCGAAGCCTGAAAAGGCCGAGAAGGCGAACAGCAACGAAAGTGGCAAGGAAGGGGAAACGAAATGAGCGCATCCGATGTTCGAAGCGTGAGCCCGGTGGTCCTGCTGGCTCCGATTGACTGCGCCGACACTTCAGCCGCCACCGGCTCCTGGGTCGATGTCCGCACCTACGAAGGCGACGTTGCCGT